ATGATATACTCACACACCATTTTCATTCTGGACCCCAAAAATATATTCGAGATATAAAGATTGAATTTTTCTACATGAGTAATGGACGCCTCATTCCGTATGATTTCATGAATCAAGATCACATTCTAAAATTTGAAATTACGGGATCTACGGATAAACTCGAGGGACTTCCAAAAGTTCCTATTGAAGACGTAGTTGAGAAAAGGGAAGAAGAACCTATAAGCATTCCTGAAGTGAAGAATGTTTATAGATGGAAAAGGGAGTACATCTATATCGCATTGATTGTTGCGATTGGATTACTTCTCATGTTTTTCATGAAGGGTAAATCCCCAAAATACCCGAGAAAGCTTAGCGAGTGATCGCATAGACGGGCTGCGCAGGCTTCTTCACACGGCCGTTGATGCGGGAGATCACCATGAACACGATGATGGAAAGAAGGGTGGTGAGGACGGCGGTGAGCGCATACTGGGTACCACCGTTCTTGGGAACACGGACAAGCTGGGTGATGGACCAGCGAATGAAATCCATCCACGACATGGCGGCGGCGAAAGAGAAACCACCGACGATGGAGTTGAGAGTCTGAGTCTGGAGCTCCTGGGTGACGAGATCAACAGTCTTAAGGGCAGTGGTGACGGCGGACATTTTTATAATATCCTGAGAAAATTATTCTGGTAACAATTCCTCCTTGTGGACTATTTTTTTAAACTTCTTCTTTTTTATCGTTTTTATTTTAGAAAATATCTGTTCATCATCGGATGAATCTTCACTAGAGCTTGTTCCAGAATCATACACCTTGAACTTGGTGTTTGAGAACGACCATCCCTCAGGCTCAGAGGTGCTCATTACTATTAATAGCATTTTTTAACATCTGTTCTGTCGGATTTTGTGGTGTCCAATTTTCCCAGTTGTCATATGCATGGTTCATGAGAATGAAACGTTCGTCGTTTCCTGAATACCTCTCGAATGGGGGGCAATCTTCTGGTGAAACTTCTTCAATGTCATCGTCATCATCATCTTGTTCTTCGTCGTAAATTTCAGGGAACAAACTTCCAATGTTTTGACCTACAGTATACATCGCAGAATACTTCATCGCATACTCCATGTCTTCTGGAAGAACTGTATCTCTTCCACATGCCTTGGAATATTCGGCTGCCAAAATCATACTCCTCTCCATCACGGGCATCAAAATTCCAATCATAGTCTTCGTATATTGCTCCGCCATAGCAGAGCCATCGTCGCCAAAACCTGTTTGCATGTTCATGTTTAGTGTTTAGTACCAAAAAGAGTTCGGGCAGTTCCCTCACTCACACGGAGAATATTGTAATTTATGGCGTATACTCGAATTTGTCTACTAAAATCTGGGCATGCGGTAAGACTTAGGTTGAGAATCTGTTCTTTTATGAGACTAAAGTTTACGTGCCCAGTTGGATACCACTCTTCTGGTTGTAATGCAAAACTGTACGAATAGAAGCGTCTGATGAGTTGGGTCTTCGAATGATGAATAGCACCCTGTACAGCTTTAAGAAATATGACATTCCCCGTATCCTGTGTGATGATATCCTGATCATCGAGAGTAAGTGTCAGGTAATCGAGATTTTCGTAAAGAATAAACTTACCATCCTGAACATTCGAAGTGTTGTCATAATCAAAAATAGTTACAAAGTTTCCCTGAAGCGTTTTATCAGCTGCATTCACGTTACTCCCCTGTCTCTGAATAACAAAGTACAACTCTTTCACAGGATTTGTAAAATCTAGATTGAACTTTCCTTCGTCGACACCCACACCCACATCAAAAACGTCTTCTTGGTTTTGTGTAATTAAATACTCGACGGGTGTATTCTCAATTTTAATACGCTCCGTGCAGTCCAAAAACACGACTTCTGTGCAGAGTTGAAATTTTTTCAGATTGAACGTTTCATTCAAAGTTATGTACGAACCATCACCCTTAATTACTATATCCTGTACATCCCTCAATTTAAATTCAATTTCAATCTCTTGTTTATTTATAGCACACAGTGGTAATGCGAGTTGTGGGTGTCGATAAAAATAGAATGGGAGATCGACAAAGAAACTCTCATCGGTTGTTAAACCTAAAGTATCATGAATAACTATACCTGAGTTACCCCCAATACCACCCGTTCTAACTTCACCAACTCTCCTGTCTGATGTTCGAAGAGGATATTTACCTATAAGTTGTTCGAGAGCTTTTTGCTTGGTTTGAGTGACATTGTGTTCGGAGTAAATCTGAAGATAGTCACTCGTGAGTCTCTGAACAATTTCACCACCGATGAGTAAGTCTACATGTTCTATGAGAGCATGAGCTACAGATTCTATGTAAACTCTATCCGATCCTAACTTCGGGAGTGTCATCTTCACACTCAAGGTCTTAAGAAGATCACCTTGGTTTTGTGGAATTTTGAAACGGACACTTTTTCCAAAATCGGCATCATTATTTTCAGGGTCTATGTCTACAAATTCCGTGGAAAAATTTGAATGTTTTCTGAAACTTTCCACAAAATAACTGTAGTCTGGATCTATGGTGAAGAACCTCTCTTGGGGTCCAGAAGCCAAGAGTTGAACTTGTCCAGCCATTACTACTATATCTATCTAAAATTTTAATCCAGCTAACCCACTCTCGATGCGCAACAAATTATAATTAATTGCATACACCCGTGTATCATTTTCAAATGCAGCGTGTATAGGATCTATCTCAATCGTAAAAAGTTTATGAGAAATACGACTCATATTCACCTGACCTGTTGGGTATGGCATATCAGGTTTGAGTGAGAATGAGTATATACCAAACTTTGAAGGTCCCAAACGACGAGTTGAACCATTGATTTGTTCGGGTGTAAAATCAAGTGCTGAAGGGGCATTTACATGATATTTTAGAGCTTGTTCGTATGTTAGAAATAGACCATCGCGATTAAAAACAATTTCATTATTGAAACGGAGTTCGGTATTTACTATTCCATTGTAGTAATTCGGTATATTATTGGAAGATGCCTGTTTAGATTGGGAAACGAAGAAAAGTTCTTTCACTGGATGTTGAAAGTTAAGTAGTACAGACTTTTTGTTTTCACCGGGTTTCATTATGAATTTTGCTAATTGTACTTGTGTGATGATGTAGTCTAATGGTCTGGACATGATATAACCTCGTTCTTCGGGGGTGACATAGATAAATTCGGTGTCCAACGAGAATTTATTGATTGAAGCTGTTACATCACTAATACCCCCCGCGTCGACTGCTCCAATATTTCTAACCAGTTCATTGAGGGGTCTTGTTTTGATACGAATCTCGACTATCTGTTTCGTTAATGCACACGTGGGTATAGCCAGGGAAGGATTTCTGTAAAAATAAAATGGAAGATCGAGAAAATATGTGTATTCATTCGCGTAACTCAAGTAATTTCCATGTCCAGTGAGGAAATAGAGTGTCTGTTCGATGTCATCATTTGTACTGTTAAGTTGTTGGTACATGTAAATGTATTCCCCTGTAATTTTTTCAATTGGTTGACCACCGATTAGAATTTCAGCGTATTCAATGAGATGAGTAATCACAGACGGTGACCAAACCATATCATTTTCACCATCATCATCTGGTTTTGGATCACTTAACGTCACTTTAAGAGTCATATTTTTCAAAAGATCACCTTTGTCACCAGGAATTCTACACGTGAGAGTTTGACCAAAGTCGATGTTCCCATCAAACTGACTCTCTACTGTGTCGAAGGCAAACTTTGTATGTCTTTTGAAATTCATCAGGAAATACGAAAATTGTGGTTCACCTGTGAGCCATTCATCTTGGATTCCTGTGGCGGCAAGTTTCAGACGCCCAGCCATTCCTACTTTATATGAGTAAAATTTTGGTAAATAAAACGAGACACTACAATAGAATGAATCTTCAGTTGAGGAAATTCAAGCCTGAATCAATTGCGGATGATAAGGTCATTGTATTTATCGGTAAGCGAAACACGGGTAAATCAACCCTCGTGAAGGACATCATGTACCACAAGAAACACCTCCCAGCTGGGATTGTTCTTAGTGGTACTGAAGAAGGAAATCATTTTTACTCTGATTTCATTCCCGATCTCTTCATTTATGGCGATTATGATAGGGATGCTATAGACAGAGTGATGGCTAGGC